CGAATACTTGATTCTTCACGGTAAGTAAAAAAAGACCCCCTAATAGGGGGTCTTTATTATCTTGTTGTATCTTGAGATATTCTATGATTTATCTCAATTGTCTGAGTTACTATCTCTCGTATTTCGGCTTGTTTATTTATTTTGTCATTGTGTATAGTGACCCAAGTAACTGCGGCGGTTAATATCACAGTACCAAGGAAACCAATTAACCACATTCTAAATTCTTTCCTAAATGAATTCTTTTCTGCTTTGCGTTCATCTTCAATCTTCATTAAGGCTTTAACAATGGGGGTTAATTCGTATACTTCGTTAATTGTTTTTTCTAGCAGAGTTTCAATTCTTTCTATTCTCTCGTACACTTCAGTAATATTTTCTTCAAATTTCGTGAGCAATCCTTTAATTTCGGAAATCTCATCTTTAAGGCCCTTTCGACCGTTACCCTCTATTCTACTGAATAGTTTCTCAATATTTTCCTTAATTTCCTTGAATCTATCTTCTGAATTAGACTTAAATTCCTTCAAGGTTGCTAGTTCTTGTTTGCATTGTCTAATGTCAGATATTTCTGTATAGAGTCGGTCGAAATCTGCTTGATTTAATTGGCCTTCACTCATGTGAATATTTAGAAAATTATGTTATTTTAAGGAAAAGGTTGACAGAGGTTCTTAGGTAAATTATAGTATTAGGAGGAGGATTTCATGACACGCGAAGAAGAGATAGTAGCCAAGCTGAAAGAATGGTCATATAACTATTACGAGACAGGCGAAGTCAGTGTAGACGACGAAACCTTTAACTCGTATGAAGACGAGCTTCGACTATTAAACCCTAATCATCCTATTCTGACATCTCCCGGATACGGATATGAATTTAGCGGAATAGAAGAAAAGGATAAATTCGAACATCCTATTCAGGTAGGCTCTATTACAAAGGTTAAAAATATTGATGACGTTATTGCATGGACAGGCAATGATCCGAATGCAAGCGTTTCCACAAAGATTGATGGAAATTCAATTGTACTATATTACAAAAACGGAAAATTCTGGAAAGCTGTAACTCGCGGGCGACTAAACATCGGAATAGACAGGACTGCTAAGTTTATAGGAGTTGTTCCTAATGAACTACCTGTGTTTCTAAACGGAAAAGTGCCAGATTATGTTGCAGTTCGAGGCGAAGCTGCAATTAGGAAGGATGAATATACTACTCTAAATGGATTTGACATAGAGAAGTCAAGTCGAAATGCTGTTGCTGGTGCAATTTCCCGTCAAGACGATTGGGAAAAGGTAATGAAGTTTGTTGATTTCATTGCATATACCTACAGGGATGTAGAAACTGGTCGAGATCTATATGACGATGCTGATTGGGCTTCATTGTTTACGGTGGAAACTCAAAAATCTTTCACATATCCACAGATAAAAGATTTATCTGGATTTAAGTATGCGATTAAGGATTCTTATCCATATGAATCAGATGGTGCAGTATTTAAGAAGTCTAATGGATCGCTTATTGCGTTCAAATTTGAAGATGAAAAGAGATTGACTAAAGCAATTGGATACGATATTACTGTTGGAATCGATCAGCGGTTGACTCCTGTGCTATTGTTGGAACCTGTAAATCTAAATGGCGCGATGATCAAGCGAGCATCACTAGGTAGTTTCGGAATTGCAATTAAAGATGGCTTCTGGCCTTTGTATGAAGACCATATTGTCGAAATTATCAGAAGCAATGAGATAATGCCACATGCTAATCGAGTTGTTTCTAGAGGTAATCGTCTAATCGATGACAATAAGCTGGTTCCTCGGTGTCCAGTATGTGGATGTGAAGGTGAAGCTGACGGTGAACATTACTTCTGCGTAAATCCTGATTGCCCAAACATTGAATCTTCTAAATTGTTGAGGTTTTCGAAGTTTTTCTATCCTGAAGGATTATCTAGCGGAATAATGGGTAAAGTATTCAGGCATTTTAAGGTTCAAGAAGTTTTGGATCTTTACGAACTTGATATTGACGAAATCGAATATGCCAATATACCCGGAGTTGGATCATCTCATAAAGAGAAGATTCTAAACTTTTTCACAAATATTCATGGATCTGTAGACGCAAAGGTAATATATCAGACATATTTGAGATCGTGTGGAAAAACATTCTCAAGAGTTATCGCAGAAAGTGGATTTGTATGGGGTGATCTAGTATCTGCAGACATGGAAAAGATCGAAAAACTAAAAGATATTCGAGGTTTCCATCGTCATATTGTAGAGCAAATGAAGAGAAGTCTTGATTTGTTCAAGAAGCTCGATAGCAAGATTAAAATTGTTGACGAAAAGATTACTGCGACAGTAGGTAGCTACTGTATAACGGGTACTCGATTCTCAGATGCACAAGTCAAGCGTCTTGCTGATATGGGATGGAAGGAAGATTCGAGTGTTAAAAAGACTACTACTGTTTTGATTGTGGTTGATTTGGATCAGCAATCCAATAAAACTAAGAAAGCACAACAGTACGGAATTGACGTAGCCACAATTGAAGATTTTATCGATCAGTATCTATCATGAGCCTAAATATTTCAACTATGGATCTCAGAGATTATGCCGAAGCGCAATGCAAAGAAATGCAGAAGCATAGGTGGATCGAGTCTGAAAAGGCTGGTAGAGACTTAGGTGAATCTGCATATTTGGATTGGGTTCGTAAATATGCTAAGAATTTTAGGGCTTGGTGGAATTCACTGAACCAGTAATAAGAAGGCCAGCATTTGCTGGCCTTTTCTTATAGTAGTCTAGGTTTTACCCTATCTACCATCTCTTCTTCTGATTCTTTGATTGGCTTTTCTTTTGGCACAATCGTCTCAAGAATAACTTTCTTATCCTTCGGCTTTTCCACTGACATGATTAGGCTCCCTTGTATTGTTTTGCTGCTTCGAGTAAATCGTATAATGCTTTTCTGGCGGCTTCGTAAATCTTAGCTCTAGGATCTCCGAATCCAAACCCTGAAATATTATCTCCTGCCGATTGAATTAGCTCTATCGCATTTTCTATTTGCTTAATAGCTTCGTTATGGTTTCCTGTAGAGTCATCAATCGATTCAAGAACAATATTGGTTCCCCTAAGTCTAATTTTCTTAGGAGCCTTTCCAGAAGCGGATTCCATCATTGCTTTCTTATTGTAATCATCTAGACGCATACCTCTCTTGAAAGCAACTCCTTCAAACATGACATATTCTGCAGGTAATTCCTCTTTTACATAAGTCTGATCTTGAAATTTCACCCTCTCACCCTTCATATTTGGGGAGATAGACTCTAGAATGTATGTACTTTCTGATCCCTTTGGTCTAATTCTCTTTGGTACTGACATCTTAAATGCTCCTTATAAGCTATTTATTGGTTATTAATTGGATAAATAAAAATATGGAAGACTGGCTAGGCTCTGACGAATTAGAAATTGGCGATGTAAAAGCAGATAGAATGGCAAATGTCAAAACTGCATTTAGTGGATTAGAGGATGTTATGAATTTACCATCTGGCTCCACTCCAATTCCTAAAGGATTGGCCAAAACCGTCAAAAAGGCAACTGATGTTGCAGTACAGACTGCAAAAGAAGTACTAGCAGATCCAGAAGAGTCATTTGAAGATAAAGAATTTATAAGAGAGACAATTAAGGTTCAAATAATAAAGATGCAATCTACTTTGGATATTATGGAAGGTTCAATTATGGTTGGAGCCGAACCTAGGTTATTTGAAGTTTACTCTGATTTGAATAAAAGCGTATTAGATGCCTGTGCCAAACTAATGCAATTGCAGAGACAATCTGAAAATGCAAAAGTTATGAAGGCTCCAACAACACCTGAAGTTACAGTGACTGAAACAAAGTCAATTAGGGCCACTGGAGGTGATATGGCTTCGATGCTTGAGAGTCTTAGACAGAGGGTTTCCGATCAGTCGAATACCAACGTGCAGTAGCTTTAGTCATTAGTATTAGGTCTTCGGTGACCTCTTTAGGATCATGTCTATTCCAAGTATATTTACAGCCTACATATACACCTGCATAAATTAAATTAACTCTCCACTTAGGGCATCCTGAATCTAACATTGCCTGTTTCAATACGCGATTAGCTCTTAAAACTCTCCTATTAACAGATTCTCCGGGTAGACCCCATTCTGTAGAGCATAATACATCATGAATAATAGCCCCATGTATTCCCGGTCCAATTGGAGATAGAATAGGCCATAATATTTTTGGAATTGAAAAGAAATCTGTTTGATAACTAGCAGGCGCAACGAAATTTTGTGCAGAGAAATCATTATCTCCGGGAAAACAATAAACGAAATCCTTTTTTAACATAAAAGGATATTTTTGTTTTCCGGGTAAAACTTCTACATCTGGGTTGCCTAGGGGAAATCGTTCCAGTTTCATAATCATATTTAGTTTAGAGGTTGACTTTGGGGGTCCTTTCTAGTATCTTAGTACTCGGAGGACCTTTGATGCCTTTTACCTACCAAGAACGAGAATATCAAACTCGAATGGTTGATACTGCAGTAAAGCATTTTACTGAAATAGATCCTTATGTCAAGAGAGAGTGTCATAGTGTAATGCTACTATCTCCATGCGGTTCTGGAAAAACAGTAACTGCGATGCGTATTATTGAAAAACTATATGAACAAGATTACCGTAAGGTTGTATTTATTGCACATAGACATAGACTTCTGAATCAAGCAAATAACTATTTCAGATGGATGGAATTACAAGATAAATGCAAGAATCTAGAATTCTACACTTCATCAATTTATGAAAAAGACATAGGGTTGATGAGAAATGCAGATTTAGTTATTTTCGATGAAGCGCACCATAGTGCATGCGATTCAGGTGTTCGATTGATGGGAAGTATTAACCCAAAGAAGACTCTTGGATTGACCGCCACTAATTGGCGAAGTGACCGAATTAAACTAGTCTTTGAAAAACTGGTTGAGGATTATGGTATCAACTCATTGATTGAACTTGGATATTTGTCTAAGTACGATCATTATTTGATTGATAAATGGGGACCTGAAGAAGTAACCTCCGTCTATTTGAAGAACATTGATTTATTTGGAAAATCAATTATGTTCTTTCACACACATGAAGAATCAGAATATGCGGTAGAATTATTAAAGTCTGCAGGTATTCGAGCTTCTTCTGTATATGGATCAATGAATGATAGTGCAAGAGAAATCATATATTCTCAGTTCGAAAATGGAGAAATTCAGGTACTATGTAATTTGATGTTGTTGACTGAAGGGGTTGATTTCCCTGATCTACAAACGGTATTTGTTAAGCCTTCTATTAAGGGACTAACGACTCAGATGGGCGGTCGTGCTCTACGCATTACTGAGGGAAAGAATATAGCTAACATTGTACAAGTATCAGGTGACGGATATTCTTTTGCGAGAATTGCAAAAGCTAGAGATTCATATGTAATGAATGGAGGTAAATGGTCAAGAACTACATATTCAAAAGAATTTATTGCAAGAATTACTGGTGAAATTTTCAAATACAAAATTGCATTGGCTAAAGACTCACTTGCAATGGAAAGTTTACAATTCACGGACAATAGGGAAACGCAAGAACAACTGGCGTTTCTGGATGAGCATCGAAGAGCACTGAATAAGATTCCTGACTTGGAAGAATTGGCCGCAATCACAGAAGGAGTAGAATAATGCAAGAACGTAAAGTCTCATTTTTTGGCGAGAAGGTAGATGGAATGGTAAAAAATGCGCAGGAGGTTGCCGCCAATTTGGAATTTAGTAATAAGGTGGAAGACACTATTAATGAACTTTGGGGAGTTATTTCACTTTCGATTAATTCAGTAGTTACTGCATGTGATAAAGAATTGGGCAAAGATATTGACAAGGATGAAGACGACATTGACTCATTTTCTCCATATTCTCCAGAATATAGTTATGAAGATATTCCCGAAGAACCAGAAGAAATTTCAATCGATCAGCTTATTGCTCAGTCGAATACATATGGAAAGCCTGCCGAACAGGTTGCTAATGAATTTAGAGACGATCTCAAAGATACTATTAGGCATTACGCATGGCTTCTGGTTGCATTAGGAATCGCACTTGATCACGAAGAGAAGAGAGAGATTATTGCGATTCTGAAGGGAAAGTCAAAAGAACTTGCTATACAAGCAAAAGAGTTGAAGATCAGGGAAGAAGTTGTTGCTAACATGGAGAAGAAGATATGAGAGAAACAACACTAGAAAGATGCAAGAAGGCACTTCCTACCATCAAATACGGTACAATTGATTTGACGAAATGTGAAGTCAATATTAGTTATCATCGAGACTCTAAGTATGGTCGTTCTAAGAAAGTCAAAACAATCGTTGACCATAAGAACGGGATTACCATTAAACCTAGTTCTCGATTTTGGAAGTCTTTATTTCTTGAATATGAACTAGGAACTCCTTCAGAGAAGTTTTTCACTTATTTTCCATATGAAGAAGTATTTGATCGAATTAAACAGAAGACTGATTCCCCTCTTGCGGCAATTTGCCTTGAATATGTTCCTGAAAGCGGAAATCAATTTATTGGATACGGCATTTCTAGGAAAAATACTCAAACTAGATTTGATGACGTTATTGCAATACTTGAGAGAAAACAAGATGACCTCAAGAGCTATAAGTTCACAAATGGAGTAATTGAGGCAAATTATAGAGCCAAAGACCCTATCTCAAATTTTGAGATTGCTGGAGACGCCTACAATGGATTTGTGCAGATTCATGCACCTATTGATGGACTAGCAAATCCTTGCACTTATCTCGGTGCTGAGAGATTGATATGTACAAACGGAGCAATCGCACTAAGTCCAGTGTTCAGGTCGCAGTTTAAGGTTGCAGAAAACGGGCTGAAGACTCTCGAAACAATCATCGATAGTTATCGAAACGAAAACGGATTCATTCAGCTTCGTAATCGATTTGCAAATGCAGATCTTTCATATCTTTCGATGAGAGAGGCATTTAAGATCAGCAAATTGTTTTCGACTATCATGAAAGATATGCCTGATAATTCTAAAATGCATACTGCTGTATGGAAATTCAGTGACATGCTCGGAGAATTTGCAGAGGAATTGGGTATTTCTAGCCTTAATCAGGTATCTGACAAGGTTGCTAGTGGAATTCCGATGAGGCCAACTGTACTCTCGATGATTCAACTATTGACTGAATGTTCAACCCATTATCTTGAAGGTTCCGATAGTGTTAGAGTTAATACCTTTGTGGGAGGATTAATTTCTAATAACTATGACCTAGAACTGAGTAAGAGTCAGATGGGTGAATACGACGCATTCCTAGCAAGAAAATAACAGCTAAAATAAAATAGACATCTAGAATAAACTAAGTGTCAATCAAAGGTGAAATCTCGAAAATGTCTCAGAGTTGGAAGACTGATCTGCTCGCTGAAATTAATGAATACTTCAGAACGTATGAAGCTAACAGTGCAAAAAATGCATTGAAGCGAGGATATTTAGCTCCAGATGGTGGGGGAAAATATAAACTCACCTCTTCAGGAGAAAAGTTTATTAATGATGTTAGGTCATATCTGAGAAGACAGAAAAATAGAGTTTAATCTTCCTCAGGCAACATCTTAATTTCGGCATTTTTTGACAATTTGCTGGAATAGTCTTCTAGAATAGCACCTAGAAATTGATTTAGAGTCTCTTCATGGAGACTCTTTTTCTTTTTTCCTCTAAAATTGATAGTTCCACCCCTATATGAAAATCCAAGATACTTTGGATACATCGCAACGTCTGCAGTGGAAGTAATCCCCGGCACAGCGTCACCTGAAGGGCCTACAGCACCTGCGGCAGTTGCATCACCCAATGCACCTGCACTCATGCCTTCGCCGTCTTCTAGGATGCTCCTAGGAGCATCAAGCCCTTCACACAGGATGGAAAGTCTCATTATGCTAGAAATTCCTTAGCAGCTAAAGCGGCTTCAGATAGAGCCATCTTCAATGACTCGATCTTTTCGCTTGATTCTGGATTCAATACCTTAGCTTGATCCAATACTCCTTCCAAAACCAAATTGGAATATAGGTCGCTGATATTTTCTGCAGCTTCGGTCATTTTCTTCTTGGATTCGCCAACTGCCTTCTTTTTAGCGGCTGACTTTTCATCAATCTGCTTACGAGCTTCGCTAAGAGGTGGCTGTTTGATCTGAGTCTGTCGGCATTCCATAATTGCCGAAGGAGCATAAACTGCCTCAGAAGGGACATTATTCATGATTTCTTCAAATTTTTCAGTAGTACTCTGGGTGACACTCATTTTTTATACCTCTCAGTTATTTAGATGTTTTTATTAGAAAACAGGTTGACGGCTACTATTGATTAAAGTATCTTATTAATTGCAATATATTCATAAGGGAATGAAATGCAAAACAGAGTATTGTTCAAGTCAATCTACGGTTCCCATTTATATGGGACAAACACACCATCTTCTGATATGGATCTTAAGCAAATCCATATGAATCCAACTGATGTACTATTAACTGGAAAGTATTCGGGATGCTTTAATCAAAATACTAATTCTAAGGGTAAGAATACATCTGAAGATGTGGATTTCGAATCCAAGGAATTGAGACATTTCATTAAGGAAGCATTATCGGGTCAAACGTATGCAATTGATCTCCTATTTACTCCAGATAATCTAATTTTGGAGAGATCTCCTGAGTGGGATGACATTATTGTCAATCGAGATAGGCTTGTTAGTAATAATATCAAGCCTTTCATTGGCTATGTACAATCACAGGCTGCTAAGTATTCAGCTAAGGGAGAAAAAATCAAGGAACTTAATGCTTTTCTTGAGGCAGTTGAAGTTCTAGCAACAAAATCTTCTACAACTCTTGGGGAAATTGTACAACAAATCGACATTTCGCAGTTCAAGTATTTTGAAGTGAAAGTCAAAATGCACGACACTGCACCATATGAAGGTGATCTGGGTACCAGAGGTAAATGCAACACCATTCCTGCAAGTGAAATTACAGGGGATAGGGTGGAGACATATCTATTTGGACCTAATTGCGAGTTTCCTATGACTCGCCGCTTTGCTGAAGTATATCCAGTTCTTTTGGAGAAGCGTAAGGCATACGGTAAACGTGCAGAAGAAGCCGCTCTGAATAATGGTTTGGATTTGAAGGCATATTATCACGCACTTCGAATTATCTGGCAGTTGGAAGACTATATGACCACTGGGAGACTCGAATTCCCATCCCCGAGAGTTCAACATTTGAAGGATATTAGGGCAGGTAAGTACAATAAAGGGGAGATCGAGGATTGGATTTCTACCGAAATCGAGAGGGTTACTGCCCTTCCAAACAATCTTCCTCCTCCGAATTACGAATTCTGGAATGATTGGTTGCTAATCCAGTACATGAAGCAGGCTCATAGGGAGAGTCGGAAGTTTCTCCGCATGAAGGGGTTGATGAAATGAAAATGCAGTCTTCAGCTTCCTAAGTAAGTAACTTTTCGCTACAATATTGACATGGAAAAGAAACTAATTCGCGTCCAATACAATGAAAAGCGGCTTCAATTTCTGGATGCCGCATTACCTTATCTAGTACTCAAGAGTGGAGAGGTTTTATACAACTTCGACTACTATGTTTTGAGAAATGCTACATTCATTCGAGAATTGAACGAATTTAATGCACCTGTAATTCCATTTAAGCTATGGAACTTCGCTGGAGAAGATCTTCACACATATCACGATCATATTGAATTTCTAGAATTTGATCAGAATATTGTATATGAAGCTGCTAAGGAAGTCTATCCTGAAGAATCTGAAGAGTTTTGGCTTGGTGAAGTAGATAAGCACTACGCCGCATTGCTCGAAATGACTGATGGTATTTGCGAAGCTCGGAGTGACATTGAATCAACTAAGGATGCAGAACGTAAAGAGCATGAACGTAGGCAGAATCTATTGCAAGAGATTGCAGATAGAACGGCACATGATGAAGATGCACTTCCAACGCCTGAAGTCATGCAGTTAAGGCAGGATGCCGCAAACAAGATGCTCGCAGAAACATTTTCTCCTGAACCTAGTTCAGAAATCATCACAGAACAGCCGAAAATAATAACTTCGGCATTTGAAAACACCCCAACAAAGCTGGTACTTTAATGTCTGGAATGTGGAATCCTGCTGGTCGCTCTCGCAAGGTTAAGCAACCAAAGATAATGGGTAATACCATTGAAATCCGTAAAGGTGGAGTGTATCTAGTACCTAAGAATCGTAAGGGCAAGTCAATATGGGATATGGCAAAATACATTGGACCTGCTCCTGAAGTACCTCTGGATGCAGATCAGTTACCCGTAATGAGCGATGCTGAGCCTGAATATGCAGAAGCCGAAGAGGTTCCTGTCGAGGAGTAACATGAATTTAGGGAAATACTATTCTGCGGAATATCTGAAAAGATTAGAAACTACCGCAAAATACCCTAATAGGCTAAAAGACAGAAAAAAGATCGAAACTCTCTACTGCCTTGATGAATTCGGGGATAAAAGTAGAGAGTTTTTTTCTTTGGCTGGAACATTAATCGCAGTAGGGTATGATCGAATAGTGTACGGGGATCACGGACCATACGTTGAATTCGAATTATCTAATTTGATGGCTAATTTAATACCTAAATTTAATAACAAATGTCCAGTTGATGCATATTATGAATGGATGACAATAAATGATGGTTCTGATATTAAAATATACAGACAATTACGAGACGTGAAAAATTTACCAAATCCACCTTCTCCCGGATTTAAGGGAAATCGAACAGAAGGATATGCCGACTATCTTCCGGGAAAATATTACATATCTCCGTATGAGTTTAAGGTAAATAGTTGACGGAACGACATTTGCGTCGTATCTTACAGTAACGGAGGTATATTTTGAAAGTTCTATACAAAAATGCGACATATGAGGCCATAGAAGCGCCTGCAACGGAAGCAAAGATCCTTCGAGCAGTCAAGAATGCTCGGAAATATGATCCGAGTGCAGAAAATAAGCTCTATCGGGTTGGAGGTGTTGTTCGAGATGAGATTTTTGGGGCAAGGTCCAAAGATATTGATTATCTCGTAACAAATGTAGCTTTTGAAGATTTGAAGAATGCATTGTCGTCTATTTCAGACAAGATCGTCTCCACTGGTGTCGGAGAATCGATGCAGGTTATCAAGGCTGTAATCGATGGATCTGAAGAGCCTTATGATTTCGCCATTCCTAGGACTGAAGTATATGGAGGATCAGGGAAACACGATGATCTTCAGGCATTTGGCGATCCTTCATTGTCAGTTGAGGACGATCTTGCTCGAAGAGATCTTAGTTTCAACGCAATTGCCAAGGATGTTGAAACTGGTAAATACATCGATCCCTTTGGTGGAGTCGAAGACATCAAAAAAGGTCGCATTAAAGCTGTCAGAGATCCTAAAGAGCGTTTTTCAGAAGATCCTCTCAGGATGCTTCGCGCAATTCAATTCGCAAACCGCTTTGGATTTGAAATTGAACCTGAAACACTGAAGGCCATTCGAGAAAATGTTAGTTTGATTGACAATATCACAGGTGAAAGGATTTTGGAAGAATTCAAGAAGGCTTTCACCAAGGGTAAGTTTCAATCTAATGAAAAAATCATCGATTTGCTTAACGAAACTGGAATAGGAAAGCACATTTTTGGACAAGATTTCAATCCAGTGAAGGTTCAGCAGATATTTGGAGACAAGTTCATTGTCAATATGATCCTGTTGTTCTTGAATGGTGGCAATTTCTCGAAATTGAAGCTACCTAATGAAGTCAGCGATGCAATTGCACTTGCGAAAATGCTGAAGAATAGGGATGCTTTGACAGTGATGTTTAAGCATCGTCGTTATCTTCAATATCTTCAGGATGCTGCGAAATCGATGAACGATTCTGAATTGATTGGGAAGCTCAAATCGCTTGAAGGTGTTCCTTTGAGCAATTCTGAACTTAATATTGATTCTCAATGGCTCATGGATCGAGGGTATCAAGGAAAGATTCTAGGAGATGTCCAGCGAATGCTAATCGCTCTCATCTACAAGAGAAAGTTACAGAACGAAAAATCGTCGCTGGAGGGCCACGTCGAAGCGTTACAATGACCCGTATAGGGGTGAATGTATGAACGTCGGAAAACTCGTCAATAATCTTCAGTCTTTATTTGGGATGCTTCCCGGCACTATTCGGATCTTAGCAAGTGACGGATATGGACCGGGAATCATCCCTTTTTCGTTTTCTAAAAAGAAAATCAAAACAGACGAATCACCATATAAGTTAGATCCTTATGAATTAAATGATGCAATACATAATAGTAACAAGTATGCGAATCTGGTGCTACGTGAGATTACAAGCAAAGAAGAATACTACGTATTCAATTTTGTGTTAAAGGCTTTTCTTGGTAGAGATGACACGTTCTATCCATATAACTTGGTGTGCGAAGAATGTAAATTTAGTTCAATGAAATCTGCAAGTCTAGCAATAAGTAAGTATAGTGGTTACTCACATAAGTCATTTAGAATATATGAAAGAATGTCAGTGGAGTATTTCAATGCACATGAAGTAACGACTAGTTTAATCAGTCAGTTGACCGATGAAGTTGAAGTTTGTGATTTTGGAAGCGAACATCCAGTATATAGATGGCTTATCATCGTAAATGGACTTCTAGAAGAAAACTATATTCCAAATTATGAGAAGATTCGGATTTACACTGATGAGAAATTCAATCAAATCAAAAATCTCGATAATCGAGGGTGTTGGGCTGCAATAAATCCAGACGAGGTCGATGGATTAATACAGTTCCTGAAATCGATATACGTTCAAGAAATGGGTGGCAAACCATATACTGTCGAACAGTATATTAAGGGGGTCGATAGTGATTCTGAATAGAAACTTCTCCCTACTACAAAAAGTAGTTGACCGCCCCTAGCCATCGTAGTATCTTGTCAGTGCGATGATGGGTAAAGTGCCCTATATCAAGTCACTCTCTAT